CAGAACCTAATTTACCTACTACTCTTGCTCCAAAGGGTGCATTTTTGTTAGACATAATAAGTCACCTATATTATTTAAAATTAAAAAAAGTGATGATCAACTACGTTGACCACCCCCAAAAGTTACTTTGCTTGTTCTCTCTGGTTTTAACATCGGAGAGTTTGGGTCAGATTCTCTTAATAGATCGTTGTCTACAGCATCTTGCTGAGTGTGCGCACGATCTGCGAAGTAGGAGTTTCTCTCTTCGCGTGTTTCGTTAGGAATCTTGGCCAATAGCAAGCCACCAACTGCAACTACTCCCGCGTGTTTACCGTCATCTAAAGTAGGAAGCTCGAATCCATCTAACTCTTCGGCTCTGACAAGGTCGAAACCCTCTCTCATCCTAGAAGTTACATTTTTTCTATCTTCTTGACCTGCGATTTCAGCTCTTATCCACCTGTAGGTATAACCTTCAGGCGCGGGAGGAGTATCCAACATTGATGGTGGACTCCATGGTTTGCGAGCAACCTTTGTAGCTCGAGTGTCGGCAGAACGCGAGGTTCTGTTTAAATCTTTTTTATCTTCTGTCATAGTTTTACCTTTTAACGTATTTAGCGTACTCACCTAGTGGTACGTTTAATCTTTTAGCCATTTGAACTTCGGATGGAGACAATTTTACTTGTCTTTTATTGGAACTGGCATTACCAGCTACCCTACCTGCCGAAGCCACCTTTTGCTGAGGCTTAGATTTAACAGAAGATTCTGTAAACTTCTGTGGGAACTCTTTACGAATTCTCCTATCAACCTCAGTATAGTACTCTTCTGAACCAACGTCAAAGCCTTCATTTTCTAGCTGATTGTTGATTGCCATAGCACCCATAGTCATTACTTCGTCTTGACCAAACCATTCGTTCTTTTCTACCCACCCTTGTTCTCTTTCACCAAGTTGCGGAGCAACATTTTGTTGGACTGGTTGGGGTTGATTGGGAACATAATTTTGATAGTTTGCTTGTTGATCTTCTTGAACATTTTGCTGATGTTCTAATTGAGTTTTTGAAACACTTACTTTGTTTTCTTCTACTGCAATTTTAGACAAAACTTCTTGTGCTTTTGCAACTTTGTCATAATCTGCAACTTCATGAGCATTTTTTAATGCTGCTAAAGCTTGTGCTTTTTGAGATTTAAGTCTGCCCTCTGCTTCTTGTAAATAAGATCTATCTAAAGATGAGGACCTTGTTTTTAATTGTTGGTTTTCTTCTGAAATCCTTTTCGCATATTCGTAAGCAGATTCCTGGCCTCTTTCAGCCTCTCTTAACTTGCGAGTTAAATTACCAATTCTTTTTTTAACCTTTTCAGAATAGTCTTCTAATTCTTCGGTAGACTTTTCTTCTGGTTCTTCTGATACATCTGTAATTGCTTCTTCAGCTTCTGTATCATTTTCTTCTTGGGGTGCAAGATCTGCAATTCTACCGCTAGGTTTTTCCTCTGGTAAATCTACTTCAATAACCTCACCCTCATCAATCACTTCTTCATTCTTTGCTTCTTCAGACATATTTACTCCTTATACTGCAAGAATATCGTCAGGATCTAATATAGTAGCAATCACCTCATCATCGTTAATGATTCTGCATTCAGATTCATCACCAAGTCTAAAGCGAGCGCCAGCATACCTTCCTATCAACACCCATTGTTTTTCCTGACACCAAGCTTCAGCAAACTTGCTTGAATCTTTGTAGCAATCAGGACCCATTTTAACAACATACCCTACAACCGTAGCTAGAGACTCTCTATCAACCGTTGATTGTACTAAGTGGATACCACCTTCTGTTACTGCCTTACCTTTGTATGGAAGAATAAGCATTCTCCAGCCAGTAGGTTGAGGCATTCTATCTAAAATTGATTTATCCAAAAGAGTAGGATCTAAAACTCTAGCACCTTGTTCAACATAAGGAATACTTTCCTCTAAGGCAGGCTTTTCTTTTTTTTCTTTTGGTTTTTTGTTTTTCTCAGCAGTTTCTTTTTCGATTGCTTGAGCAACATGGTCAGGTACGTGTATCTTCGGCATCTTCTTGTATTTTCCCTAGCAGCTCCCTAAATGAATTTTCTGCGTCGACGAGAGAGCTGTAACGTCCACACAGGTACTGATATTGCGCAAAGTCTTTAGTCCCAGCTAAAATTACATCCTTTACGCTTTCTTTTTGAGCCTCAATTTCTGTTAAAAATTTTTGGCCTATCCAAACTACCGACACTTAATAAATGCCAGAAAACTTGCCACCAAATTCGGCAGCGCCCATACCTCTGCATTTACCTTTACCCATTCCAGGTTTAGGAGTTGTGCTGGCGTCAAAAGTTCCTGCATCTGTTTTTAAAGGAGCAAGACCTTTATTACTGTAGCTAGCTTTATTCTTAGTTACAGTTGGAGTTTTTTGTTGTGATATCTCAGTTCTTTTTATCATGATGTTTATTATCTTGGTTAAATACAGGATTTGCAAGTTTTTATTTTCCTTGACCTTTGTACTCTTTTCGTTTTTTATTTTTGTTGGTTCCTGCTCCATTACTTAAACGACTATTACCGATAGAAGTTTTTTTCTTTATATGATTTATTTTTTCTTTAAGCCAAGTTTTCGGCATCTTTTTTGTCCTGTTGTTTTTTTAATTTTCTCTCTTTCATTAGAAGTTCTAGCTCATGCCAACGGTACATTCTTTTGTTGACATCATCCCAGAACCATCCTTTGTAATCCCATACCTCATCGCTCATCTTGTTTCTCGTGTAATGTTATAAAATATTCAGCATCTACCAACGCTAATGGCTTGCTGTTATTTCTTTTTATTATAACCAGCGGCTCATGTTTTTTACAGTTTGTTTGACATTGCTCCATAGCTTTCCAAACATTAACTGCTTCTTGGTTTTTACACTCTATTGAATATGGAAATTGTTTGCGGGATTGAACACCCATAATAACATCTTCGCCTGATGAACCCATAGGTCTTGATTCTAAATCTTCGGGATCAAAGCCTAGTATTTCTACTAACTTTTCTACAACCCATTGTTGCAGCTTTCTGCCTTTAGCTTTTGCTGAAGATGGCCGCACTTACTATTGTTTGTTTCTTTGATCAAGTAGTTTAAATCTAGCTTGTTGCTCCATTCTGGCTCTTGCAGTATCGTCTCTTAACTCAGCAATATCTTCCTGGGCGCCAATTCTTTCTCTGTCAACATTCATTCTTTGTTGTGCTTCTTGAGTTTTTCTTTGTTCGGCAGCTAAGAATTGTTGTTGCTCTATAGATAGCTCTTGACCTTTTAGTGCAAGCTCTTGCTTTCTAATAGCTACTAATGGATCTTCGTCTTGAGGAGATGCAACTTTTTGATTGTACTCTGTTAACAACTCAGCAAGAATTGGAGATGAGAATTGTGCTAATAGATCACCTGCTTGAATAGATAAGTTTTGTGCTTCTTCTGGAGATCCTTGTTGAGCTTGTTGTTGCAACTGTTGGAACTGTTGCATAACTTCTGGTGGCATTTGTTGCTCACCAAGAATGTCTGCTTTCATTTGTAAATGTTGCATGATATGTGAATGTATCAAAGCTTGTACTTGAGCATTCATTTGAACAGGAGGCGTGTTTAACAAAGACATGTGAATTGAAATATGCGCATCATGATTTTGTTGTGGGAACGCTTGAGCTGTTTGACCTAACAACAATTGATTATTCTCAAACCCAGCTTCAAGTGGAAGTGGATCTGTAGGAGGTGGCGGCGTAAGTATTTGATCAACGTTATCTACACCAATCGCTGCATACATTCTTTTGTAAGCTTCGTAAGTACCGTTAGGTCCATGAACTTGTGGGTTAGATTGCACTAGCTGCATCATCTCTTGAGCCATAGCTATTCTTTGAGATTGACTAAATATATCTGGATTAGATATAGGGAAGATATCTACCTTCTCATCAAAATCAGACAACTTAATAGTTGTTTCGTTATTTGCTACTGCATAAGGATATTCTTGCGGCAAGTATTCTTGAAACACTTTAGCCATAATTCTAAATTCTTTCTTTTGAGAGTTGTGTAATCTTTTGTGGATTGCAGACAATACTTTTGTAGATCTTTCTAATAAAGCTAACGTAGTTCCTACTGGAGCATTTGGGTTGCCTTGGCCTGTATTAATTTCTGCAATAGATGCAAACTTTTGTCCTGAATTAACCAACATGTTTAATAACTGAAGCAAGGTTCCACTAGGCTCTTTAAATGGTAGTGGCTGTATTGAATCTCTTAACGATCCACCTGGAGCATCTACATCTCTAAATTCTCCTGGTTGTATTGGAGTGTCTTCGTCTCTAATTCTAATACCTCTGGTCTTAAAACCAGCAGGTAAATTAGCTAAAGTACCAGCATCAATTAATTGTCTCATGATAGATGTTGAAGCTTTTGACAAGCCACCAATCATATGAGTTAAACCAAAGCCGTAGAATCCTAAACCTGGTAAGAATTTAAAGTGAACAAAGTATTCTATTTTATTTTTTAGCTCGTCATCTTCTTTGTAGTTTCTTCTAACAGAAAGTATTTCATTTGAATTAGCATCTATTGTAACGATATAAGGCAGCTTAATTCCTGTTGGATCGCCCTCATCATCTAAGTCCTCAAAGCCTTCAAGCTCTAAGTTGCAATGTACTTCGTAAAGAAGTGAAACTTCACCGTCATCATAGGATCGCTCCATTCCAGATAGCTTGTCTATTTCTTCTTTGACACCACTATAATCATTAGCGCTTTCGCCACTTTCTAAATCTATTTTTCTGTAAAAACCTGCTGCTTGTAATTTTCTAACTTCGTTTTCTGAGATTTTTACAACATTAGTAATTCTAGGACATGACTCTAAATCGGTTGTGTAATATGGAACGATTAAATCTTCGGGAGCAATAAACTTAGATACTGCCCTTCCTAAACTTTCGTCATAATAAACTTTTTTAAATGCAGATCCAGCTAACGGTAGATAGAAAAGCAATTGATCTAGCTCTTCATCAAACTCTTCCATTACGTGAGTAATTTGATAGTTCATAAACTCTTTAACTCTTTGCGCTTGTTCTTCTACCAAAGAATCGTAAGCACCTATTACTTGAGTTTTAACTGGGCCACCTGACGGTAAAAGTTCTTTGTAAGCCTGAGCTTGGAATGTTGTTACAGCTTCTCCTAATAAAGGATGAATAACTCCTGACGCACCTTTAAAGGGTTCAGATCTCTCAGCATCAAATCTCATACCAAGATACTCTAATCCGTCTTTGTATGTTTTTTCCCAGTCTTCTCTTGAAGCTTTATCTTTTTCTATTCCTGCTATTAACTCA